GTGTCGTATCGTGTTGAAGCTTTTTGAGATTATCAAGTTGGTCCTTTCGGCTTTTGCCGATGGAGCTATTACGCTCGATGAACTACTTGAGATTGCTCGTGCTTTGCGCGATACCGACAATCCGTAACAAAGAACTACGTCGGGTACTGACCTAGGTCAGTTTTACTACAATCAACACTTTTGGAGAATCTTCGACTATGAAGCCGTATCATTATTACCAACAAGGTCATACGACCTTTTACGGACATGATGGTACGATCGTCGTCGACGCCACCTCTGGAGAGATAGGTTTTACCTGCACCTCCAGTACTGGTGACAAGATTCACCCAAATCCTCTTGTATACGGTAAAAACGTATACAAATATGAACAGGGACGTGTCGACGCTGACGTTTGCCGGAATCAGAAATATATGATTCAAGGCAACCGTGATTGCGTTTCCACTGCTTACCCTGAACATATCCCTGACGCCTCGCCAAATAACGTATGGCAGGAGTTAGAGGATGTTGCAATGGAGCGTTTATATACAAAACTCCATGGGCAGAACCAGATGGTTGTTGATCTCGCTGAGGGTGGGCAAACCGCCCGCATGATAAAGAACACGCTCTTGATTCGTAGTAATTTCAAGAAAATGCTCCTAAACATGTGGCGCGGCAAAAAGATGCCTGACCTCAGTTTGAAAAGCACCATCGACACTGTCACCAACAAGTGGTTAGAGTATCGGTATGGTTGGCAACCAGCCGTTTATTCTATTTATGATGCTTTGGATTCGATTGGTAGGAAACACCAAAAGGGCGTACCGATCTTTGTAAAAGGTCGGGCTAAGAAGTTCATCGAGGCCGAAACACAATCTGGCTTCGGAACTTTTAGTAACCCTCGTATTATGACTAATACGCTTTCGAGCGTACGTGTCGAAGTTGGTGTGTACTTAAAATCGGATCCTACTACGACAATCTACGACTGGACTTCGTTAAATCCAGCTGCGATTGCGTGGGAGTTGGTTCCTTTCTCATTTGTTGCCGATTGGGTGTTCAATGTAGGCCAGGTCCTCTCTTTATTTGAGGATTACTGGAAATACACTTCATCCTTCGACAGTGGGTGGGAGACTCGGACCTACAAGCAGGTTACAGGCCAAGTCCGTAAGGGTTATAGTGCGGGTCAATATTTGACAGATGAGTACGGAAATTACCTTGACGGTAACTACGGAAATAAAGTCTATGACACGCATTGTTCCTTGCGGTCTACTTACTGTAACCGTATAGTACTAACCGATCTGCCGGTGCCCAGCGGTATTAGCTGTCGTGTAAACCTTAATGCATCAAGGCTACTCGACGCCGCTGCTTTGTTGAGAACTTCAATGAAGATACGGTGATCTTAACGACCACTGCGCAAATGCGCATTCCTCTAACAACCTATGAAAGGACTGACAAATGTCAGCAGCTGCAAACATCGTGATCAACGATGGTGCCGCCACTCCGGTGGCACACACATTTTCTCCCATTGGGAAAGACGAGAAGGGCGTGATGTGGTTCGAACAGACCACTCCCACTCCTGCTTCTCCCTTGGCTGCGAAGAGGATTGGCTATCGCCAGACTCGTGTGCTCGATCCGAAAGGCCAACTTACCGGCAAATCGAAGATCGTGCTCACTGTCTACGTGCCTACCCTTGAAACCCTCGGAACATCCGGTTCAGGTTTCACTCCGCCGCCGACGACCGCTTACGTCGAAGAGTCGCGTCACGAATTTACGCTGCCCGAACGTTCCTTGAAACAGGAACGTAAGGATACGCGCTCGTTCGCCGCGAATCTACTCGCCAACGCACAGATTATTTCTGCCGTTGACGATCTTCAGACGATCTATTAATTTAGATCGCCTTCGACTACACCACTAAACTAGGGTGTTCACCATGCAAAATAAGCGTGATGATCTTGCTATAGAGTGTTTTAAAGCACTCTGCAAGAGCGTGTCGTCTCCGTATTCACTTGCTGCCCTAAGGCACGCTGAGAAGCGTAGCTGGACAGATTTGCGGTCGATGAAAATCGACCCAAGTGAGTACAACAATGCCAGAGCTTTCCAGCTTGACTACGGTATCTACTCATTTCTGAGGAAATACCAAGGTTTTGCGGTTGATCAGGCTCGACTTGAGTCTGAAGCTCTACTCAACACTGAGAACGTTGAGGTGAAGAACTCTCTTACTAACCGTCGCCTTAGATTTTCTGTCCCCGAATGGGGCGTGAACGGCTTGCTTTCGCGTGCCGCACGAAAAATCCAGTTGATCCTAGGCGATTTCAGTTACGAGAAGGTTCTTCCGCATTGTGAATGGGGTAACGGTGCTACTTCGTCCTTAAAAAGGCGGGTTGCGTCGTTAGACAACAAGATTCTCGAACGTCATCTTTCTGTAACTAGATCGTGCCTCAAGTATGCTCGCGCATATGTCGAGAACGATCTACATTGGTCGATGGCAAGAGTTAATGCCAGTGGCCCATGTTGCCTGCTCTTAGACGGCGAGTTTGTCGTCCGAGAGCATGGTCGGTATACTACAGTTGAAAAAACAGCTGCTGTACGCCGTCCAATAGAAATCCAACCCACTATGAATTTGTTTTTTCAAAAGGGAGTTGGAAAGTACATACGTGGCAGATTACAGTCATACGGAGTCAATCTCGACGATCAGTCGAGAAATCAGCACTTAGCTGCTAGGGCGATGATCGAAAGGTTATCAACCATAGACCTGGCAAATGCCAGTGACTCTGTTTCACGAGAGCTTGTACGTTTGCTGCTACCGGACTCTTGGTATAACT